TATTAGCTTGTTGCGCCCCCGCCAGTTGCTGTCCGGCCTGTATGGTTGCACCACCACCTAACTCGCCCCTAGCCGCTGCCCCTCTTGTCAGTTGTTGCTGCTGTCTGCGCTGCAACTCTTGGTCGAACTGTGATTCGGGAATATTGCCTATTGCCCGCTCTTGAGCTTCTTGCCCCTGCAAGCCTAAAATAGCTTGCTGCTCATTAAATCCACGTAGATCATCTACCCGCTGTAGCGGATCGAGAGCCGCTTGCGTAGCCTGCCGACTTAATGCCAGTTGTTTATCTGATCCCTGCTGAAGAATACCTAAAGCTTCGGGAGTTCTTGCCGCTATTAACTGGTCGATACTCTCAAAGCCGCCGGAAACTGGGTTTCCGTTTTCATCTGTTGATCCTATCAGCGCCGCCGTTAAACCTTTACTTCTATCTGCAGCTATAGATTTCTCAGTAACAAAGTCGCCTGTTAATTTGCTAAATAAGCTCATGAAAAATTACCTGTATCAAAAGGGTCTTGACCTTTATTAAAACCAAAATCATCGCCTGCACTAAAAGATTTTTTTATCTGTGGTGAAAATTGCCCAGCAAGACCCGCTAAAGTTTCCAGTCCTTGTGTTTGCGCCCTTTGTCCAGCAACGCCAGATAATAATCTGGCTTCATTTGCGCTTGCAGATAGTTGTGATAACTGGGGATTAGCGCCAACCAATGCGCCAGCCCTTTGCGATGCTGCGCCACCCTCCAAATCAGATAACCTCTGTAGTCCAGCGCTTTTTATTCTCGCTACATCCGAGGTAGCGGCTAAGCCTTGTTGTCCTGCCGCTAATAGATTTTGTCTAAACTGAGGACTTGCTGCGCTTACAGATAAATCACCCTGCCTATCAACTTCTCGACTAACGATAGGCGATAAATTAAAAATCTCTGGACGCGTTCTAATAAAATCGGTAGACGCTTGTCGAATAGAATCAGCAATTGCGCCGCTTACAGGTAAATTACCTATAAACTCTTCTTGCGCTCTCTGTACTGCCTGCAAATCTGCAAACGGCTCTAACTGTGCCGCAGCCTCAGTAGCCCCGAGCTGTGAAGTTTCAGCGGCTAATGCGCTTTGACGCAATATATCAGCTTCGGCAGACCTTCCGGCCTTGTCGAGCAAATTAGCAGATTGTATAGCGCCTTGCCGCTGCTCGTTAGCCGCGTTTTGCTGTGCTTTCTTGTTGTCCTGCTGACCTTTAAGCGCAAGACCCAACCCAACAACCGCTGTACCGATCATTTCATTTCGCCTCTAGTTATACCGTAACGGTAAATACCGAAAACTTCCCCTCTGAGAAAGCATCCTGAACTGTAACCCTCTTCTTTCATTCCAATCTTTTTTACAAATTCGATTACGTTAGGGAAGCATTCGGCTATATTTACGACTATCTTATTAAAATTTGTATTTTCTTTAAGCCATGCCATTACAGCATAACCACCATCTAGAGAGTTTTTGCGCTCTTCTGGAAGCATAAAAACATGACCTTCATACATGATACTAGTTAATGATTTAAAGCAATACATGCCCAAATATTTACCCTCGAGAAAAAGGCCAAGCCATATATCATTAATTAAATCAGGCGTATATCTTTCAACCCCAGTTTCTGCGATGGTGTCCCACATAGCATCCATGGTGCCTAATACTATCTCGTAGTCATAAAGACGCTTAACTATGATCTTGCTACCCATCCAGTATCACCCTCGCCTGTATTCTTTAAATAAATCCCAGTACCTGAACTATCAGTGTCAACATACCAACGACCCACTGTTGCAATAACTACACCCTCTGGACTTCCTGACCCAACCAAAGGAGGTTTTACCGCTTCCGTGATTTGATCCATCCAAGTATAAAACTGGATATTAGCGAATCCATCCTCAATAATCCTATCCGATAACAATGGAGCCTGTATATTTTCAGTCATTAGCCTATATCCGCTTCAACTTTAATTAGTGTCGCTTTTGTAGGGCTTGTTACCTCGAATTGTAACACTCTTTGACGTGCGAACCTACCAAGCCTATTCCACATAGGGCGGTGCATGTGCTCGCCTATCTTTCCCATTGATCGAGAAATAAAACCATCATAAGTCCTAGCGCCATCATCCGACCAAGAAAGTGTTATCTGTGGATCTGATCCGCCTGTAGCATAAACTGGTTGGCCAGACGCGCTTATGCCTGTCTGTATTTGGGTATCGTTCGATAATCCTACCCCAGACTCGATAACAGCCTCAATGGAGGCAACATTTACAGAGTTTCCAGAATTATCGAACGGTCTAGAAGTGATTAGTCTTGGTGTAAGTATCCCGTACTCTAATGGCTCATCTTCGCTTAGCTCGCCAATATTACCAGTAATTGTATCGCCGACTATTGTACGTCCGTACGCTGTCACTATATGCGAAACCCTGTAAGCTTCAAGAGAAGAGCCATCAATCGATTGCCGCTCATGCCATCTATCGTTAATAATATCGTAAACATAACAAGTGTTAGGAGTTGCAATACCTAGCATGTAAGCACCAGACTCAGCATAAACCCATGAAAAAACTTGACCTTCAATCTGCTCAATTGTAAGTTTTGAGAGTTCGTTTTCTATAGCAATGGTAGATAACTTTCTCTTTTGACCGCTTGAAACCAGCCAGACAGCCGGAGACTCATCAACACCACCACCAACAAAAGCAAGCCCGCCGCCAAACTTAACTACTGTTTGCGGAGAAAAAAGACCTATATCAATAGTTGCCCCGACAACGGGAGAGAATGGAGAGGGCGCTCGACCAATGTCTCTAAAGATCTGAGTCGTCTCAGAGCCAAAAACATATAGCTGGTTGTTTAGCACTCCCAAGCCGCGTATTTGATCGGGGTCAGCCTCGGCAACATTAAAATCTAAGGGGTCATAACCAGTTAGCCCATTATTAAGGGGCGAGTTAAAAAACTTCTTGCCGTCTGACTTATGGAATTGAAAATAACCATTAATGTACTTAACGCTAGAAGCAGGCCCGTCAAAGTTAACATCCGTTATCTCGGTTAACGTATCGGGGCTAGCAGTAAATATATAGCTTTTCCCAGCCGTTACAGTATCAGGAACCGCAACAATACATAGTTGGGTTCCGTTATCTGCCATATAAACGCGATCATTACCAACAATAGCGCCTAGCAAAACTGTTGCAAAAACATCTGTACCGCCAACAATAGTTCTATCTAGTCTATACAGGGCGTTTGAAATAACGAAATAAGGAATGCCAGCTAAAACGTGTGCGCCTCTACACTCATCAAGTACACTACCCGTAATAAGCCCCACAATACCCTCTGTGCTGAATAGATTGGCATCGGTGATAGTAGCGGTCTGTGGTACAGAAGGTCGCCAATTAACCGCTCTTTGGGCGCTTAAAGGTAATGCGTCAGAAGTGTAGAAGCCTGCCGCTATTGGTAGCGTAGTTCGCATTATCTGGCCTCGATTATAAAATAGTCGTCCAGCCTTGCAGTAACATCCCTTGCTGCTGTCGTATTGGCTACCTGCAATTTAAGGTAGTCATTCTGGTCTAGCAGGTTATTGTTATGCAAACTAAAGAAAGCCGCATCATTAGAGCCTGTAAAGTTGTTCACTTCTCTGGTTTGCGTCATTAGGTCTACAAACCCAGAGGCAGAATCATCCCACTTGACAACCTTCACAGAAATAACATCTCCTGCCGTCCCCTCTATAACCATATCGCCAAAGAAATCATATTCTCTAGGATCAATCCCTAAGTGCCGTAATTGGCCGTTAGAGGGGGAATCAAAATGCTGCAAATCGCTTGCCGTATAAGTGCCAGCAAGATCAATAAATACGCCAACACTTTCACCACTTAATGCTGTTGCCGCTGATGTTGAGATATCTATTCTTCCACCTTCAAAAGTGTTATGTATTCCTTGGTTGCCTGTCCAATCACACTGCAGCGCAGTAGATAAAATCCCCGTGTTAATTGTCGAATCATCAGCATTAGAAACGCCGTTACGCTTAATCAAGCAGTTTCTTAAAGCAAAACTGGAGGGGTTAGTAAAGTTAGCCGCAACAAAATCCGTAAATGCTGCCAAAGTGCCTAAATCCGCGTTAATATCTGATAAGAATCTACCACTAAAGGTTAGTGATGTGCCATTTTTAAATAAAGGTGTGGCTACCGCGTTATCTAACGACCTGACGATTGATGTAGTAACCCTAAAGCCCGACCATACACCAGATAGCGTAAGCGATGGGTTTCCGCCAAAGCGACCCGTATCAGTCTCTAAACCTTGCCTATAGCCATCAATTTCCCCAAGAGAGATACAATCGTTATAGTTTACTCTAGTTAGCTCGATAGCCTCATTGCCCGTTGCGCCAACTAAACTATATATACTTGACCCCGCACCCGTAACACTTAGCCCAACATCAATAATATTCATCCCGCCCGTACCTGTAAACATTACATGGCTAGCGGTAGACGAGGTTAACTTAGAGATATTAAAGTCATGCCCTCTAATGCTAAGGCCGCCCGCAGGCACAGTTATAGTACCTAGCCCAGTCATATCAATAATACCATCAATAATATATTGCTTGGCTGAATCTAGCGATCCTATTAATTGTGAGCCTGCGGTAACAATAACCACTTGACTGGCAATAGCTGCATCCAACGTAATTGTGCTTGTTGCGCCTGTAACGGTCATCCCTGTACCGCCAACAATACTACGCCATACTGGGGAAGAAGCCGCTATATCATCAACCAAAGTTGCGCCTGTTTGGTCAAAAGTAGAGCTAGTAGATAAAGTGATCCCATTATAGGCATCAATAGCAGCAGTAATACCAAAGCCGCCTACAATATTACGGATAGCGTTGACCGACCCCTGAACATCCAACACAGGGGTTCCGCTTGGGTCCCCCTCTTGGATAATGGAGCCTGTAACCGCCAGTGCAGCGTAGAAGTCAGTATCTAGAATGCGTAAGTTTTGACCATTAACAACAAAATCTAAATATGAACCACTAGGAATTGTAGTAGACCCAGTAAACGCGCTTTTCTTTGTACCCTTAACCGTGTTATTAGTCATTTTCTGTGCCTATGTATGTACTTGTGCCTTCTGAATTTGAATAGAAGGGATCGGTATAGCGCCCATCATAATTCCCCGAACCAATTGGAGTGGTAGAGGGGAACTGTGCAGGCTGAATAATGGTGATTGCTTGCGCAAGCATTGTGCCAAACGATCTATTAGCTGAAAATTTAATCAACGGATTTACTGGAGTGGTTGAATATTGAGGCCATAATGTAAGCGCAAGGTTTTTTACCATTCCCAATATTACCCCATTAGCTACTGTCATTTGATCGTCAATACTAGTCAAAGACGTATAACCAAGAGCTATAAATTCAGGTCGAGCCATCATACGATTGAGATACCGTAGGCCGTCACTAAGCTCTACATCTTGAATAGGTGCCTTAGACTGAGTAACCTCAGCAAATGCCCTTGTAATGACTTCTTTAGCCTGCATCTGCATCTTCCGGAGCTATATAGCCGTTGTTTTCGGTTAATATTTGATTTGGCAGCCCATCATAGAACGTGTTGCCCCATATACCGTAATCATTACCAGATCCCATTGGAAGTGTCGAAGGATAAGCAGAGTTTGCGATAGTGGGGATTGATATTTGTAATAGTGTATTAAG